AAGAGGAAAGGAGATCCACCTTCCGTCCAATAAATGAAAAAAGGGGTTCGCACACACAGATTGAGAAAGGCCAAGAAACCTAAATCGGGGCGTGGTGACGTTGTGGAGGGGGTAGAACGGGCCGCAGCGAGGATAGGGCGTCCACCTGAATGGGTGTCGGTTGCGAAGCGTCTGGGGGCTCCGGGGTGCATGTTGGGGAGTCGGTTCGATATTCCGGTTCTCAAGAAATGGGTGGATGCCAACGTTGAATCGATTTTGGCAGAACTTTCGAAGGTATCGAGCGGTGACCAGATAAAAGCCCATGAGGCCAGGATTGCGAAGGTCAAAGCGGATGAGGCGGAAGGGCGCGTGCTTGAAAAGGAGTGGGCAATTGGAAGGTTGCGCTCATTGTTGGAATCTCAGAAACGGATTTTGTATGGGAAGCTCGGGGATGAATTGCCGATTCAATGGACGCTGGACGTGCCGACGAATAGGGCTCTTGGTTTGGTTGTGGCCGATATGATCCTTGGCGAAATCGCGGCCGAGGTAACGATTTGGGAAGGCAAATGATCGGTGGACTTTCTGAAGCGCATAGAATCGGTTCGTTAGCGAGGGACCGCAGGCCGATTTACGAACTGGCTGGCTTGTCGGTCAGGTTGGAACATCCATTGACGATTACCGGGCCGGTGGATGTAAACAAATCGCGGCACTTCATTGGACCTTTTGACGCGCTGTTGAATCACCGAGTTCGGACGGTAAATGTTCTGATGCCTCCGCGCGGTGGTAAATCACTGATAAGCGATCTTTGGCTTTGGTATCTCATCAAGCACAACCCGGCGCCGTTCATGTGGGTTTTCCAAGATGAGAAACTGGCGAAGTTTCACAAGGAGGAGCGGGTAAAGAGGATACTTCGGAGCGATCCAGTTTTAAGGCCGTGGGTTCCGGCCCCATACGAAGGAGAATTAAAGAACGTTCTGGGCATGAGCGTTATCATCGACGGGCCGGCGTTGGGCAATTTGACGGGGAGGGGGATTCAGAACCTTTCGCTCGATGAGGTTTGGCAATGGCGTCAGGGAATGATGGAAGAGGCGATTGCTCGGCAGGATGATTTCAGGCGGTTGCAAAACGAAAAGCTCTTGGTGATTTCTCAAGGCGGGGTGGTCGATGAGGATTGGCATCGGCATTTCAAAAAGGGAATCATTCACGAGTGGAACGTGCAATGCCAAGGATGCGGGAAATATTTTCAGCCGGTGTTTTCAGGTAAGCGCTCAGACGCGACCAGGTGGGGAATGGTTTGGGATCAAAAGAAAGATGAGCAGGGGTTTTGGGATATTCCGAAATGCGTTCCAACCACACGTTATCTTTGCTTTCACTGCGGCCATGCCCACGTCGATACGCCGATGTTAAAAGACCGATGGAACGTTACCGGGAAATATGTTGCGGAGGAAACGGACAAGAGCGACACGGCTTTATCGTTTCACGCGAGTGGAATCATTTCCACGTCACACCAATTGATGGTGGACAGGTTTCTAAGTTCTCGGAACCAAATCAAAAACGGAAACACAACCTCGACGATTCAGTTTTTCCAAAAGCAGATGGCGGAATTTGCCAACGATCAAACCGTGCGATTCAACAGCCCGGACTTTTCGACATCGAAAGAAATAACCTCCGACTGGTCAGATGAGGATGGGCGGCTGATGACGATAGACAGCCAACAGGAGGGAGCGTTTTGGGTTTTGATTCGGCAATGGAGCGCGAGAAAGCGGCAATGTCGGCGACTGTTCTACGGAAAAGCCCAAGGTGAATCCGAGTTGGTTGCCATTCAGGAAAAATACAAAGTCCCGTCGAATTGGGTGTTAGGCGATTCCGGTTTCAGGGCCAAAGGACCCGGAGGAATGTATGCGATGGCAATCCGGCACGGATGGATTGCGCTGAAAGGCGTCGGAACCGTCTATGGAAATGCCAACCGCGAAGGATTTTTTCACACAATCGAATTTAGAAAAGGCGAACACATTCGAGTTTTGAGAAGCTATTCCGAGTGGGCGCCGGGAGATCCTGAAACAGGGGTCACGGAGAGAGCGAACCTGTTTAAATTCGCATCTGACCAAATCGCCGACGTTGTAGATGGTTTGATTGATTCAGGGTTTTGGGTTGAACCTGAAAACGATGGAAGCCGGGAAGAGAAAGAGTATCGAACGCAAATGTCCGCGGAGTTCAAAAAGACTCGCGAAGATAAATTTTCAGGGAGGGAGATTTCGAAGCGGGTTTGCCCATCCAGAAACAACCACGCCTACGATTGTTCCAAGATGCAAGTGGTGGGCGCGATTATGATGGATTGGATTCTGGACCCGTTGGACAATCGAACAGTTTCGGAAAAGTCGGAAGAAAAGCAGGCTGCTTAGATCACAATCAAAGGCACCCCTGCCACTTCTTCTGGTTGGATATTTGGAGAGGCGACCCCTCCAATCACTGAACTGCGATCAAGTCGAAGCTGTTCCAATTGAATTCGATTTATCTGAATGCCATCTGGAAACCTTTTCATGCGTGAAAGGGTGGACATTATTCTGCCGTCTGTAACATCCCCAATTGATGAAAGGTCGAGAGTCATGACGTAATTCTTTCAGCATCAGAAGACATTTGCAAGTCATTGACTGACGCCTTTTTTGTGTGGCGTTTAACCTGATTGACCCGTTTCCAAGCATGACCGCTGCCGAGGTATTGGCAGCATACAAGGACTTGCAAAAGGAAATGATGGCCGGGAAAAGCCGAATAGGTCAGGGCTCCGGGGATGTGAATTTTCAATCAATGGTTCAACAAAGCATGGCCCAACGGGAGGCTTTATTTCGCCAATCCCTCTACGCAAAAGACCCGGAAACATACGCCGATTACGCAGACATCGGACAAAACGTAACGCTCGTGGCGTTCTCCTAAATGGCTCTACCTCCTTTCACTTTCCTTGAGAAAAAATGGAGCGCGCACGCTTCGCAAAACACTCTCATTCAGGCGGCAACTCAGAACACAGACCGCCAGCAAATTTCGCTTCAAGACCGGGACATTCACCGGAACATAACGCCGCTCGGCCGTAGAACTCTGATGAGCCTTGGGCGTTACCTTTTCCAGAATGTTGGGCAGGTTCGCGGCACGGTTTTGGACAAGGCAAACTTCGCGTCGATCGGCGTGATTTCCCAATACTACGGAGCGAATCAGAAGTTCAAAGACTTGGCCGAAGCGTGGATCATTGAGCATAACAAAATCTGCGACGTGAGAGGAAAACCTTTCACGATGGATATCCTCCGCAGGAATCATGCGATTGCTTTGGAACGCGACGGCGGAATGTATATCGCCCTCTGCGAAAACAAAGATGGCTATCCGCTTTTGCAGGTAATTCCGGCCCATCGAATCGGGAGTCCAACGGGTTACACAGTTGTGCAGGAAGGTGACTTTGATGGTGCCAGGATCATTGACGGGATCATTGTCGATTCATCTACGCGCATGATCGGGGCTCGAGTGTTGCTCAACGATGATGGATACGTTTTGGGGCCGTATATCGACGTTTCAGCTTCGAACATAATCGCCAGCTTTATCCCTGATTACCCAGAGCAGCTTCGTGAAATTTCACCCATTGGTTTGGCTGCATTTGATTTCATGGATGTGAACGAATCGCGGGCGTTTGAAAAAGCAGCACTCAAGTTGGGGTCTCACTACGGCATGGTTGTCAAAAACGAATCTGGCTTTGTGGACAAAGCAAAGACCGTGATTCGCGGGGCAGAGACCGCAGCGGAATCATCTGGAGCAGCTAATTCACTTTCAACGCAGGTGGTAAACGGGGTTGGGGTCTATTACGTCAAAGCGGGAACTGGGCAAGGACTTGATCCGATTAAAAATGATCGTCCGTCTGCCAACCAGCAGAACTTCGAAGCGGAGGTTATTCGCTCTGCCATTCATGGGTTTGGATGGTCCGTAGATTTCTCGCTGGACCCTTCCAAGGTTGGCGGGGCTCCGATGCGGGTTGTTGTTGAAAAAATAAACAAAGCCATTGGGACCACGCAGGCGCTCGCGCTTTGTCCAGTGGAGGAACGCATCGACGCATGGAGAATTCGCAAGGCCATCAAGTTGGGATTACTGCCGGATGATGTGGATTGGTGGAAGTGGGAGCATCAGTTGCCGGCCAAAATCACTGCCGATAAAAAATACGATTCGGATGTCGATATCCAGGAAATGCGCGCGGCTTTGCAGGCCCCCCAGGATGCCATCGGACGGCGTGGAAATTATTGGGAAGATGTCCAAGACAAAACAATCGCTTTCCATATTCGAGGCGTCAAAAAGACAAAGGAACAAGCCGCCGCAGCCGGGGTTGAAGTCGAATGGAAAGATATTCAGTGGGATTCTCCGAACAGGCCACAACAGGAAAAGCCTGAATCTGAAGAACCGGACGCGGAAAAAGAGGAGGAAACGAAATGAAGAGTTACCCGCGCATTGCCCAACGAATTTACAACGAGCCGTGGTTGATCGAAGACCGCAT